CAATTTTTGTCCTTAACTTTAGATTCCAGTAAAGAAACCTGGAGCTCTTTGCCGTACTTAAGCATTTTATACAAGTACTTCACATTTTTTCTGTCGCAGAGAACCGAAGTTTCGTTCTCAGGCATCAAGAGCTCGTTGGCCGATCTTATGTACTTGGAAACCAACTTCTTTACTTCGCTCGAACTATAGACTTCGAACAGATAATCATTAGGATAGAATTTCTTGTAGATCCTGTTAGCAAAAAGCTTAAAAGAATCCACAACAAGCTCTATAAAACCTATGATCTTTTCCATCATGGTCCCAAGTCTGAACAAAGCCCCTATCTTCTTAAAGAAGGAGTCGTTTTTCTCGTATTTCATACCACAGAAGTCGCAGATGCACTTCCAAAAAGACTCAATGTCCTTCTGACCAGCATCTGCTCTGAATCCGAAAAGCTTTTTCCACGATTTCTTAAGGAAGGACTTAATTCCATTAATTGAAATGTTTAGAGACGGGGTCGGGAGAACTTTAAGCAAAATGCTGCTGATCGAAAGGATGAAAGTCCGGAGGGTTGGATTGTTGATGACATGTAAAATTTGCAAAATGACATCGGCATAGTTGCGTAGTCTAGCATCATTACTGATAAAATCCGAGAAGGATTCAGTGCATCCTTTAAAGGATTTAGCTGAATCACTGGCAGACTCCGATATCTTCTCAAAGCTCTTTGCAATGCGCTCAATGTTGGTTCCGATCTTAAACATATCAGGCCTAAACTTAGAGTGGACTGGACCTGGATTACTCTCAACATCGCCATCCTCCGTAAGGTCTTTGAATGGAACAATGGCAGGAACTCGAATACCATTAGCACCACTGTAATAGTTGGAGGTTTCAATGATGGGCAAATTTCTCTGAGGGCAGCCGTTGAACACGTATTGATGGTGATCATCACCCAATGAGCGATAAACATCGATGTTTAGAAGAGCCAAAGGACCTGAGAAGCGAAAAAATAGGATACCAAGATCTCTATTGCTAGAAATGTTTGATTCAGACCGGGTAACTTGGAAGCTTGAATTGATGCCGTATCTCCCATAGGTATAGTGGGGAATGTTGATGGTGTTAACATTGTTGCGGTTCAAACTGTAAACCTGAGTGGAATATCCGGAAGGGACGCAGAATCTACCAGAGTTATCACTCAATGAATAACCTGAAGAATCTCCAGGAACATGGGTAACTGTCATGGTGATGCCGCTTAAAGAACCGCTAGTAGCGGAAGAAACACAGAGGGTGTAATCAAGGCTTCCACGCCAAAATCTGAACATGTCTGAAATTTTCGTGATCTTGTTATTTCCATTAACATAGGGAAGATTGTTTATGTTCCGAACGTTGGGCATGCCTGTGGTCAAAGACAATCTGCTAGTGTAGGCCGTGGGATCGAAATCAATTGAAGAGCTGCTATCTGACATTCTGACCCATAATTCCTTCCTTCTGAGGAGGGTTTTAAGATCATCATGCTTCTCTCCACCAATTTGAAGTGCCAAACTATGATGGGCAGTTGGAAAAAGGTCAATCACTCTAGGTGAAGCTTGGAATCGAAAATCTTCACCATGCACTAACATGTCTGGTCTGGCCTGAATTGGTCCAGCTGGAACTGGAACACTAGCGAAGGGCGATGGAATGATGGTTGTAACTGCAGACCAAATAGGCTGATTTTCCGAAATAGCGCTGAATTGAAATGAAGACAAATCATGAGCCAACTTAATAGCTTCTTGAATGACAACATTGCCATAGGTTGTCCGAACACTGTAAGTGGAGCCCAGTGCGTTTGTTCTACCAATCTGGATAATCAAGGGGAGAACTGCATAAGGACCACGAACGTGCCAAGGTTTCCAAAGGACACCGCCCCCATTAATAGATAACTGGAGGGCATTAGGCAAGGCAACCATAGGAGTGCTGATAGAGGCTGGTGAATTTAGGAAGGCTTGAATCAAATTGGCTTCTCCGTTGATGGTGCTCGAAATGAGCACACCAATTCTAGAATGGCGAGTGTTGTTATGATTGCTTGAGTTCACATCCAAAACATTTCGAGGAATTGCAAATTCAATATTTGGATGACCTCTTTTGTAAACAAGAACAGACACTCTGTCAGAGACGTTTAGCGGGGCTATCAATGCATTTTCAACGTAGATGGACATGTTGCCAGCTCTATACCGAAAAT